GTTTTTCTAATTTTTCATTTATTTGAGCTGAATTATGTAAATCCATTTGCTTTATAAATACTACAATAACTTGCTGCTCTGCTACTTCGTATACATCTAGTAGTGCTCCGAGAGCGCTCCAATCCTTTCCTAAATATGTTCCACTTGCTCCGTCCCATCGTTCGGGTAAAAGACTGTGGACAAAAAAGGCGATTTGTACTTCATAGGGAAAGTGATATTGTTCTAAAGGGGCTTTGGAGGGGTCAGGTTCTCTACCCAACCTTTCCATAACCATTAAGTACTCATCATAGCTCTTAAATTGAGAATCTACGTTATAGTACTGCTCAAGTAGTTCGCCTATATGCTCTACTTGTTCTTGGTAAAATTTTCGAGATCACCTACTGACTCAGTTACCCAAGTATCAAAATCACTTGAATTTTTCATAAGTAATTCTGCGTTTTCTTTGGTAAAAGGTAGTTCTGTCTCTAAATCTAAACCTTCGGTTTCAATTAAAATAAGCTGTCTTAAATAGTCATATTTAAGTCCAACCCAGTTCTTAATTACTGCGTCTACATACTCTATTAGAAAAGTATCTTCATCGAGAGTCTCTTCAAAGGCACGAGTTTTCTTATTAAACTTTTGTTTAAGACATTTACTTCTTAATTTTAATAGTTCTTCTCTTGCAAGGTAACATAGGTCTACAGTAAAACCTTCCATATCTGGAAAGTCAATTGATACTGTTTTGCTTGGTGTCATTAGTGTTGCTAAAGACACGGGTGCTGTTTTTGTTGTTTGTTCGTTCATGCTGGTTCCTGTTAAGGGTTAATAAAAAAGTATCAAGGCGGCGGGTAGCCGCCTTAACACAGTTGTCTAATTAGTCGTTAACTAACATCTTTACCTACAAATTGAAATACTGAGATTTCGTCCGTAGAGTCAAAGTCGCTAGGTAGCGCATGGAAATTAGTTTCCATTGAAATTACTTCATCAATTGAATGACTTGGTACTTCTAAGTGAGCCGTAGGCATTGTAATAATACAATGCGGAGTGCCACTTCCACCAATATCAAAAGTCAAACTGAATTCATTTTTAATATCAGAAGTTGCTTCTACAAGATCTTCGTAGAATTCTGCACTTGATGTAGCGCTTGCGTTATCTAAGTAACAGGTGAAGTTTCCTCCAACTGATTTACTTCCTGTAACGTGTCCTAAAGGTTGATTTACTACACCTAGAGTTTCTGGAGTTAAGTACGTAAGATTATTACTCATACTAATGTTTCCACCAGTTAAAGTAGTAGTATATGTTACGTCACTTATGTCACCAGGATCTCCAACGATAGTTAAGTCAGATATTCTATTACGAATAAAACCTGAAGTATTACTTACACCTTCATAAATGAGTGCAGTTGAAGATGATAAATCTAGAGTTGTTTCTTCTGTGATTAGTTTTCCGTTTCCAGACCAATTCACAGTAGCAATTCCATCAAGATCAAAGTCAAATGAGGCTTCTCCTACTGAACAATCAGCGATTTTATAAATCATCTGATTCGCAGTTGTGGCTCCTGTCGCATAAGTATACGCAGCAGCTGCTTGAGATGCTCCTAGTATAAAATATAGATCAAAAACACCTAATGTTGCTTTATTAGCTGTACTTTGTACTATGTCCAGATTAGTTGCATCTGAAGTAATACCTGCAGTTCCAGTTTGTCCAAAGAACATAGCCCATAGTGCTTCTGAAACTTCACAATGTGCTCCATCTGTGGCACTTGCTTTGCCTGCACTACCTTTGGTACCACCTGCAGAAGTAAAAGGCATCATATAAGTGGAAAAACTCCACTCAACTGGTGCATACGAGTCGTTAAACATCGCTCTACCTCTTCTACTAACTCCTGAAGTGGATTGTGCTTCATTTAAAGTAATTTCACTAGTATTTGTTGCTTGAGAAAACGAAAATCCGTCTAAAACGGGTATGTCAAAGTACATATTCGGACTACCTGCTGTAGCCATCGGTACATGTGCTATGACTTTCGTATCTCTACTAAAATATAGTTTTGTTGCCATTATAGTCTCCTATTTGGCTTGAAAAGCGAATACGTTTGCTTTTGCTAAAATATTCGGTTTTCTAATATTGCACCTCTATAATCATTTCGCCGATGCCGAGAGGTGCTAACACTCCTTCATCTGTATCTATTGACACAACTGAAATTTGTGCGACACCAGCGCTTCCGTATGAATCTGAATAAGTCAATTGATTATGATTATCCAGTACGTATTCTATATCTTCGAGTACTAAACAAAGAGCCTCTGTAGGGTCCTCCTGATTTACGTAGCATCGAACTGTAATTGTTAAAAATCTCCACCTATTTCCACCTCCATAGTACTCTCGTGTTTCTGAACCAGCGGATAGATGTACCGCAGGATAAGTACTAATCTCGTCCCAAAATTTCATGGAAGGAAACACTTGATTTGAGAGTTGAGTACGGTAGTCGCCCGTACCATCGATTGCTTTTAGTTTTACTACTAAAGCGTCTAAAATTTGTGATCTTCTTGTTGATGTGCTTCTTGCCATTATGTTCTCTTAGTCCTAACTAGACCAAATTTTGTGCCCATCATTTCTTGAGCTATTTCTCTTATTGTTCCACCTATGATTGTTCTTGGGTCTCTGCCCCTACTTGCCAAAGGATTGCCTGACCCCTGCTCAAATACCTCATAAGGATTCTTTTGATAGGTATATTGAACTTCTACAGAGTTAGGGAAAGGTATTACGTGTGTAACTTGAGCGCTTCCTGCAAATCTTCCCGTTCTATTCTCCAAACTTCTAGGGTATACTCCTGTCATATTTTTCATTAGTTCTCTTGGTAATACTTTATTTATTAAAGCCATTAAAGCAATAGGGCTGCTACCTTTCCCGTTTCGTGATACTGTCTTTCTACTTTTTCCTGTTGCTTGTTTTGCAAGTATTATTCCAATCTTAGGGGTTTTAGGTCTTCGTTTTTGTCCTCTTACCTTTCTCTTACCTTTAGAAAGAACCTTTTTAGTATTATACTTTTTACCTTTAGTGGGCTTTTTCTCTTTTGAAGATACTTTTATATTTTTGCTACCTTTAGTAGCTTTCTTAATTCTACTTATAGTTTGTTTGGTTACGGCTCTCTTACCTCTCTCTTTTAGAGGGGTTGAAGCTTCTATCCCTTCTGCAAATCGTGGCTCATTGTACTTCTTAAGCATATCCTCACGCAACTTCTTTACACCGTATTCGATCATTTCATCAAATATTTTGTCAGAATCTGCTCCAATACCTCTCATTCGGGCATTTTCTTTTGCAGTTCCACGAGCACTTTGTACAAGTACATACTCATCTTTTAGCTTACTACCATCAATAGGATTATCTTGTAAAATTTTAAATCCATATTCTGTGTCAATCCAATCTAGAAGTGTGGTATCGAACTCCTCCTCAATACCTTTATATAAAGGCATGTGATCTACTAGAGTCATAGGGTTTATTTTTTTCCGTGCTTTCTTTCTTTCTTTAGATTTCTCAGCTACGGTACTTCTACCCGCATAAGCTGCAACGGTAGTTTTTACACCAAGTTTCATGTCACCATGAAGATTGTCACTAACGCCACTCGCTTTATCCAGAGAGTTACTAGATGAGTATACCTGTCCTCTTACTTTTTCTATAAAAACAAATCCACCAAATGCTGGTCCCACTTTCCCAGCTCGTAAAATCTTATTACCAAGTACTCCTAGCTGCTTCTTTCTTTCTTTATTGTAACTATCATATACTTTTTTATTACCAGCACTTACCCCTCCATGATAAGGACTAGCTGTGGGCTGAAAAGTAAAAACAACTGAATTCTTAGTCTTGGTAGCATTCATTCGATCTGCTCCTGTACCATACTGGTACATTATGTCTAAGTATTTCTCAATATAGTCATCAAGAACATCTTTCAGCGCCATTTGTTGATCTGGTTGTATTCCTACGCTGTATTTTTGTAGCCATGTATAAACACCGTCTAATATATCATTATGGTATAGAGTTTCTTGGTTAAATTCTTTTGAACGAGCTTGCTTTCTATACTCAGCCATACCCTTACCTTTACCCGTTTTGATTTCTGTAAGAATTTTTGTCCAGAATTCCGCTGACATTAGACTATATCTATAATTTTATAAAGGTCAAGTACGCGTTTTATGTGATCTGGAAAACCTATATCATTTCTGATTGAAGTACTACCTTCATTTCTTATCGTGGTTCCAGC